TTATTTCTGTTTAAGGGTGAGCAGCCAGACGAAAGTCGGCTGTCCGGATAAAGGTACGCATGTAAAGCCGTTTGATTTCAACGCCTCGAAAATATTTTCCAGAGGTATCGGATAAACGGAATTGAACATTTCAGCGATTTCGGACGATGTGAAATGTTCGTCGGCCTGCTCCCAGGACTTTGCCGGAGCATAACGCTTTATGAATTCACACATCAGATCGTTAAGGGCCTGTATGGCCTGTTCTGTAAGTTCTTTTTTACACATGGCTTTCCTCCTTTTCCAAAAGAAATACAGAAGTATTACGTACATTCAGTTTTTCAAGACTGGTATAGGCAGACATCAAACAGGATGCACAAACGTTCATTTCATCAGTGAATTCCTGAATACTACCATTGAATTCTTTTGTGTAAGGTCTCAGATCATCATCCGTTAGTATTGCAGATTGTATCCGGATTCTATTAGCAATACTGAAAATCTCCCGGGCTGCTCTAAGAAGTTCAGATTTAAATACATTAGCAGATTTCGGTAACAAGAATTCTTGTTTTTGCTCCGCGACAGTGGGAGAGGTGTTTTTCTTTTCCATAATACGTGATTTTGAACTTTTAGGCACAGAAAACGGCGTGCCTTTCCCGGTGTTCAAACTCTCACGTAGGGTCCCTATGATCATTATAACCATAGGACGGGGGTACACGCCGCATGCGTTTATCATGTGTTGAGTGATAGACATAAAAAATCCGCGACTCGGATTCGAGGGCGGTCTATCTCCACCCTACGTGATAATGTTTGAACATTGCAATGATAGGTAAAATTTTTGAGATGGCAAAAATTGGAGAGAAAGAAAAACGGAGCTCTTAAAGCTCCGTTTTTCTTATTTATCTTTATTCTTAAAATCCTGCTTGGTTTTAAACATCTCAAGAAGTCCTTCCCTTTCCTCTTCAGACATTTTTTTTGTCGACTTTTTTAGCAGCCAATGATAAACATTCTGATTACTAACTGTTAAAACATAGGCCTGAACAAATTCCCATCCTCGTGCTCCCATCCAATTCATTGCATCAACCATAGAATTAAATACAACAACCTCACCTTTGTTATTTCTTAAACGTTGATCCGATACAAATTTTCTCACTTGACCGAAATCAATAGTAATAGTCACTTTACTACTCAACATTTTTTGAGTTCCGACAATTTGGCAATAAAAATATTGCATTTCATCAGGCATAGAATCTTCTTGTGTTTTGATTATAGGTACGTCTAACTCATTTATTTCAGATGAATGAATTGACTCCGGTTGAAGTACTTTTTCTGGATCTATCTTCAATGATTTAGTAACAGGGATTGCTGCTGTCTTCCCTGCTACTCTACCAATTACGATTTCACCGTTTTTCAAGGCTTTCTCCAAATCAATAATAAAGCTGAATGTATAAGCATAACAAATATTATCTATTTCCTTGAAATAAAGTATTTCTTGTTGTGTATTACTATATTGGGAAGAGACACTGTAATCAGACCTTGTACGTACAAAACTGAAAGCAGCATCTTGTGAAGATCCCTTTTTCAAAATGATGGCGTCATTAACACTGACAGTGTCATTTGTCGAAAGAACGACAGAATTCTTTATTTTTTTTTGTGCAAATAAAGAACAGCTTATACTCAGGCAAAAGATCAATAATATATGTTTCAATGTCTGATAATTTAAAGGTTAATTTATTGTTTTAAACAGTTAATGTTCTTGCAAATATATGAATTATTCTGAAATTCTGCTTTGTTTTTGAATATCCCGGAGCATTGTTTGTGCCGGTGAGCTACCTGATAATGCAGATTGTGTGATGCTTTTCCGGAGTTCGATATCAGCTTCGTAATAGCCCTTGTAATATGCTTTATATATGTTTCCAATCTCGGAGCGAATTTGTGTTTCGAACATTTCCGGATCTATTTCCAGAATTATTGCAATCTGTTTGGGGGTGTAGAACAGTCCTGCCAGTTTCTCGATTGTTTCCAGTTCTTGCTGTGTTAAATTCATGTTCGAATACGGTTTTGTCAAAATTGAATATTTCGTCGGAAATAAAGATTACACCGCGTTCCAGTTTGGGGTTTGTTGTTGCGTTCTGGCTGCTGACTACCGATATCTTCCAGACTTCATTTTCGATTGTTACAACTTTTGCATGTACGCGAAGAATTTTATGCGAGAAAGTGGCAGATAGCATCTGAAGCGGTTTGGCTTTACAGACCTTTACACGCGGATCGAGGAGGAAACGGATAGAAAGGATTTCACCTTTTTGATATTTCCGGATGATCTTTTCGATAGCATCCTGACTGATTGACCAGGTACACATGTTGATATGTGCCGGACCTGTTTGCTGAAGAATGTAAAACATTAGTTCGTGGAGTGAAAAGCTGCCATAACTCCAAAAGTTTATGCAAACATTATGTTCCAGAATTCCGATCTGTTTCCGCAAGGATGTTTCTGAGTCAGCCAGATTCCTGCATTCAGGAACTGATAAAAAAAGAACCGGTTGATTTTCCGGTTCTTTTGTGTTTTGCTCTGCTTTATTCAGGCTTTTCAGATCGATCAGCATCGTTCAGCTTTGCTTCGATTTCCGCAAGTTCTTTTTCTTTCTCTGCTATCCTTACTTCGAGTTCCCTGCGTTTCGGACAATCCGGCATAGGGTTTGGTTTATCCGCTTTTTTCTGGCTCTGATATTCGAGCTGATTTTTTGCCCGGGTAATAGAGCTGCGCAGGTTGTTCCGTTTAATGATTAACTGGCCGGAATCAGTCGGATCTGAAGCTGCTTGCTGATTTGGGACCGGATAAAGCTCTTTTTCATCCGGAACAATATCCTTCTCCAGATAAGCTTTTTTAGCAGCGTAGAGGATATCCATACGCGCGGAAATGGATTCGATTTTTTCGATAATTTTCCGGCGTGTTTCGATATTTTCCGGCGTGTTTTCGTCCGGTGTATCGTTTTCCTGTTTTTTCAACATTCCGCGCTCGTTGTAAAGCCTTGAAAACTCTGCAATAATCCTGTTTATTACCGGAGGGTAGTTACCGGCAGGAACCGGATCACCTGCGGTCATGGCTCCGAGCGTTTCGGCTGCGGCCTTGGCTTTGTCGGCAAATTCTTTTGTTTCGTTAGCTGCTTGCTTTGCTTCTTCCGAAAATTCTTCAGCACTGTTTTTATGCTCTTCGGCTGCATTGGCAAAATCTTCAGCATCTTCTGCGAAACTTTCGGCTTTGTCGGCAAATGTCTCAGCCTTATCGGTTAATTGGGTATTGGTCGGATTCGGGGTAGTTTCATCAGATCCGGAATCCGGGACCTGCTTGTTATCAGGTTCCTGACTTTCTAATGTCTGGTTGAAACCAAGGCCGATCAGTTTTCCTAATTCGTAGGCGAGCTTTTCTGCCTGGAATTTTTCCCTACCGGGAAACAGGCGTTTCAAAACCGGATTTTTCCCATATTTTTGATAGAGAAAAACTCCGTCGTCGTAATTCCGGTCGCTATTTAGCCAGTTGGTTATTTCGATTTGTTGATTCTTAATAAGTCCCATTTTTGTAGAAATGTGGTCCCGGGGAAACCGGGACCTGGTTACGCACCTGGTTCAGTTACAACAGCAGATGGAATTGTGCCAGTATACTGGCAAATATTTGCTGTTTTATACGAGAATATCATTCCGGCACCCGGACGCTCTTCAGTCTTCTGTCCGGTGGTCATCCCGTCGATACTATCCAGAATCGCTCCCCGCAGTGCGTCACCTAACAGGAAATTATTGCCATTGTTGTCCGGAGCAATAAATACCAGGTTCTCATTTTTTGCAAGATTGATGAAACCAAGTAATTTACTTTGCAATCCCGGATTATAAATACGCAGCTTCATGATGAAGCTTTTCCCGTCTTTTTCTCCTACACCTTCGAAATCCAGTTTCCCTTCATCGTCGGTTATGTAGAAACTGTTCATTTTTTTTCCGACTTTCATTTTTATATCTCCGACTAAAGCTCCCATTTTCTCCATAGTAATGTTTTCAGTGTCGGTGGTTGGAGGTGTCGGCCAGGATAGTACGTCACTTTGTAAAGCGAAATATACCAACTGCGGAATACCGCCCATATTCTGACCATCCGGGAGATTTTTATCAATATCAGTAAAATCTACAGCCATTTTTATATAGTTTATTAGCCCGAGGCTATGGTTAAAGAATGACAAATTATGCTCCTTCGCCGGGAGTCTTTGTAATGTTCGTCCAAACAAGTTCGTCCAGAGCGATTCCAACACCTTCCTGCCAGTCGGTCAGAAGGGATACGGTACGTTTGCTCTCCTCGATTTTGAAGGTTTCTTTGTTCATTGTTTTGTCAGTAATGTGCAAAAGATTTGCCTTTGGGGTGATGAACAAGTCTGTGCATGATCCCATGGACGGGAGCGGACATACGCGACTGGGTGAAAAATCAATACCGAGATCGATCTGCTTAGCAGAGGTGATGTCGTAGAATCCCTGTGAGCGTTTGTCGCGCAGATATGCACGTGCAAAAACCGGAGCCATACAAACAAGCATCTCTGTACCTTGGTAAACGTCCGAAATCTGATCGATAGCAGCTTCTACCTGGTCGAAGACAGTTGTTTTTGATAACGCACCGATATCGGTAAGAACGTGTGATTTATCGGCATCTACTCCTTTCTGTATACAGCTTTTCAGACCGTCCATAACATCTTCCGGTTTGTTGGCTGTTTTGGCAGTAGGAGCTTTGTACTTGCCGGTGTAGTAGGCTTTCATCTCCAGATCCTCATGAATTTTCGGTATATATACTTTCTCGATCATGTAACGGATAAGTGGCCAGTCCTTTTTGGACAAATTGTTTGAAGCCAGAAAACCCAGCCAGGTGTCCTCGATATCGTCCGGAAAAATATCGATATCTATTTTCATGTGACGTTTCCGGATTTCGTTCGGAACGAATATTCCCGGTTCGGAAGGAGTCCAGTCTTTCTGGAAAGATTGTACAAGACTCCCGACAGTGACGGAAGACATCCGGTAAATCGTCTCTTCCGTTTTGATCGGAGTCATAAAGGAGGGAGTAACAGCACCCTGGGTCAGCATCCGGAGGATGTTGTTCATGTTCTGACCTGAGTTCAGATAATAGGCACCGAAAGCGGTGATAATTTCAGATACATTCATTGTGTTATTGATGTTTAAAGGTTAATCTTTCATGTGTTCGAGGGACATCATTTTATCCCAGTCAACCCCGTCGTTTTGATTCTGAGGATTTTCAGACTGTCCGGAAGCCGGAACACCCGGTTTTTCTGCCAGTTTCCGGGATAAAACATTTACTTTTTCTGCCAGGTCTTTTGCTGAAGCAACATCCGGATGCAGGGCGTTCAGTTTATCGACTGCATTGTTGTAGTTTGTTTCATGCTGAGTGAGTTCAGTGATCCGGTTGTCCTTTCCGGAAATAGCATCTTCGAAGGCTTGAAGTTGTGCCTCATTCAGATATGCGCCTTTCCCGTCCTGGCTTTCCAGAGATGTGACAGCCAGAATCGAATTGAGTAGGGTGAATTGTTTCATTGGTTTTTGGTCTATTTTGGATTGTGTAAAAATCAGAGTATTTTCTTTGCTGAAGAATTCGCGGATTCCGGAAACAACTTTACCAACGAGTGAGTCGTCGTCAGCTGCGGAAGAATCCGGAAGTCTGGGAAGTCCCATCATATTGAACTTTTCAGATACTTTTGCCAGATTGATTTTTGTGGTTGTAGTGTTATACACTTCGTCAACGAAGCCCCATTCTTTCGCTTCATCGGCTGTCAGCCATTTTTCTTCTTTCATCAGGTTCAGAATCTCCAGAACCGGCTTTCCGGATCTGTCTGCATATGCTTTTGCCGCAACCAGAGTCATTTTTTCATTTTCATCTTTAACTTTTTCCAGGTGAGTAATCAGATCGGATATCTGATCTTCATTCATGCCTCCCCAGGCATCCACCCAGGACATGACTTTATGTATAAGGTAGAAAGATGAATTGCTGATACGGGTATGTTTTGCACCCAAGCCTATTAAAGTGGCAGCACTGGCTGCGTACCCTGAAATATCTACAGTTACGTTGCCATGAACTGCAAACTGATCTTTGATGTTGATTGCCATCAGGAAGTCGCCGCCACCACTGCAAACATGACAAACGACCGGATTTTTTCCGGCAGCATTCAGGTAAGATTTAACGTAACGATTTGAGTAGCCCCATTCCCCGATATAGGAATCAATGTCGAATTCTGTAGTCGCCATAATATTGTTTTTCAGGCAATATTATGGCTATATGGCAGTTGGAAAAAGGACAGTTACAAACTTATGACCGGGGAAGGGAAGCGCAATTTCCTTGAAAATTCGAGTTTTACACAATTCAGGTCTTCAAATTCTTCACCGGTGTCTGACTCAATTTCATACCGGAGGGGTTCATTCCGGGTGCCGTCGAGCCGGGTGATATTATTGCTGTCGGTTGTGATCACTGCGAAATTATTCAGCAGTAATCCGATATAAAAGTTGTCTTTATCGGACCGGGCAACTGTACATTCTATCTTCAGGTCGTAATATTCCCCGTTTTTATCATCTTTCCGGGTACATTTCCGTTTAGCGGAATCCAGAATAAAATTCACAGGAACTAAACGTTCCTGATCTATGATCTGGCCCGAATCGCTTATGTTTGAAACCGGACAGACATATATTTTTACTAAACCTCCTACGTTATCCATATTGTTATTATTAAAGCTGTCTTTTTCCGACAACCTTCAACGGTGTCCCGATATCCGACAACATTTCCATAAATATTCTGCTTAATTCGTTCCTGAAATTTCCGATCAGCCGTTTTTGTACCAGGGAGCCGTTCCGGTCGAAATCTTTTTTTATGGAATCATATCCCCAGACGTCTTCCGGAAAGCCGAAAGTTTCCTGAAAATCCCGGATGCATTTCGCAACCGAATAGCCCAGGCTTTGATGGTATGCGATGTGAATCCGTGCAAGAAACTTGATTCTTTTTTCAAGAAAGGAATTTAGTTTCAGCGTTTCTGTTTTAGTGAGTGTAAATCCATACCGGAAGAAAGTATCCTTTGTGATTCTCAGCTCCACGGTAGCCGGAAAGTTGGATGAAATGATTTTATCCAGGCGCGTGGATCCTTCGCGGAGCATCATGGTGACCATGTCATTCAGCTCGGGATCTTGCCGGATATCCGCCGGATTGCCGTAATTGTTTTCCAGATATGCCTTTGTATAGGGTTTCACTGCAACTTTAACTGTATAAATTTCCATTTTCAACCGAATTTAATATCTCTGATTTTGTCCGGAAAAGACAAAAAACTATTTTTTGAAATTGTTTTCACTAATTTTTGCGACCTACCGACCTACCGACCTACCACGGCCGGATTTCAAAAGCTAATATACTGAAAATAAAGCAAAAAGCAAAAACGGAGAGGTGAAAAAACATAGAAAAATGACGACCTACCCGACCTACCAAGCCCTTTTTTGACGTTTTTGGTAGGTTTTAGGATTTTTACAGGGAGAAAACACTGAATAAGGCTAAAACCTACCCGACCTACCAAAACCTACCAACCTACCATTGACCTACCTATGAATATATATATAATTTTTTCTTATAAATATATAATATATAAAGCTTTACGTGTGTTTCTATTTTTGAAAAAAGTTTCTTTGGTAGGTCGGTAGGTCGGTAGGTCGCTGTTTTCTGGAAAATTTTTCAGAAAAACTCTCTTTTATAATTTTCCTCTGAATATTGGGGGGGTATGGGGGGAAAAATGACTGGATCGGACTCATATGGTTTTCGATTCCGGCCAGTCCTTATATGAAAAAAAGGTTCCGGTATTCTTGCCGAGAATACCGGGAATTGAAAAACCCGGCCACCCGGGCGGGGGGGTTTCTTTGTATAGGTATTTTGTCTTCACAAAGCTGTCTTTCTTTCAGTTCAGTTGTTTCGGGTTGTTCAGGAGGTGCACTTCGTTCCAGATCGATATCGAAATACTTCCGGAATATATCGTAGTTTAGGGCAATACAGGAAGTTGTTTGTATCCTGTCTCTCATGATCCGGATCATTTCCATATTGCCGCTTACTTCAGATTTCGGCACTTCTTCGACCTCTTTCCATCGGAATTTCCGGCTGCTGACAACACCGATATAGGCCGGATTTGACCGTAGGTTCTGTTCGATAGTCGATTGTGTTGCACTTTCTGTATTGTAGGACGATTTTGCGTAATAGGTAAATAAATTGGCCAAGCGGATGAACAGGATTTTTTCGTCGGCTTTTAGATTGACCTGAGCCGATTCTCCACCTGAAGCTTTTAATGTCAATTTTCCTGGTTGGGAGATATCGTAGTCGCGTCCTTCTTTTATAGTCCCGGTATTTATCATCACCTCAATAGCCTTAAAGAATCCGGCTAGTTTGTCAGAGTGACTGATCAGTTCTATTTGCCATTTAACCTTGTCTTTAGCCAGGTTAAAAAATTCCTGATATGTAAAGGGTAATTGAAGATGCGGAGCATATGTTTCTAAAAGACGGCACATTGTCAGGAACAGGGAGACTGTTTTTATAATCCGGACCATGTCGCCTGAAGCATCCCCTCCAGAAAGAACGGCGTCGGTCAGTTCCTTGTTTGTGGTTCGCTCAAGATGTTTAAAGTGGTCCTGTACAATCGGACGTAGCTTCAAAATCTCAAACAGAACATTGCAAAGTCCGGTCTTTTCGGAATCTTTCAATCGTTGAAATACTTCAGTCTCCCGGGCAGTATATTCTTCTGTCCGTTTGGGGACTTCACATAGTACTACGCGATTCATCAGGGCGTTGTCGTCCCGTTCCGGGGTTTCCTGACCCAGAATAATGACTGGACTGTTCACTTTACTGGTATCCAGATCGCGGTCGTTTATCCCTTTCCGTTTCTGTTTCCCGTCTCCGTCGTAAGTGATTGCCTTCAGGCCCTGAAATTTCGCATCCGTAATGCTCTTATTGTTGTATTCTTCAAGGACCTGAGGAATATCCCGGAAACCTTCCATCAGAGTGAAAAAGGCGGCATCGGTACCAGAGTTTAAATTAAAGGACGGAGCTTTGGGATCTACGAAAAGGGAGCGGATGGAGATAGCGATCTGGGTTTTCCCGGACATGGTTGGCCCGACGAAAAATAAGGAGGTAAATAATCGGTCAATGGCGTGGATATCTGACCGGAAGGTACACATAATTGCATAAATGACGGCCCATTTGCCATTGTGATTGATCTTATATACTTCGTCCATCAGACTGGCCCACTCCTGGAAGGAACATTGTTTTTCTACCGGGATGTCTTTAAAAATGAAATACCGGTGTTGTTCATATTTGTCGGAATCTTTCCGGAGACCGGAGTATATTTTGCTGTATGCAGGACTATAATAGTTTTCATCATCGTGCGTCATGACTCCGAGATCGTCGGCGTAATCGATCCGGAATTCTTTTTCGACTTTGTGGAATATAGCATTGGCAAAGGCAAAGAAACCTTCTGATTGTTGCCCGAATACTTTTAACTCAGTACATTTGGTATAATTGTAGCTCATAGCCTGGCGGATCTTTTTGAAATATGTATCGTTACCATTTTCAAAATTCAAGGCTTCCTCATTCAGAAGGATCTCTTCGAAGCTGCTAAGTTTAGCAAGGCTTTTACTTTTCACCTCGATATAGAGAGGCTGTTGAGAATATAGCCGGGTAATTTTTATAACCCGTTTGTTGAACTCAGAATCCTGATCGTAAATATGTAAAAGGGGAGTCATGTAGAAATCAGAAACCTGGATATGTCCCCCTTTCTCGTTGCGGAACATATAACATACCGGTTCGCTTTTTTTGTTCAGGAGTGGAAAAAAGCCGTAACGACGGTAAATTCTTTTGTATTCCTCGTTTTCCTCGACGTATTCCGGGATTTTTTCCGGATCGTAAGCAATGAGGAAATCATCGACATCAATCCGCTGGGTGTTTATAGCGGATTTACTCCGGCGTTTTTCCAGATAAGGTTTCAGGATGTCTTTATATTGTGCGATTTTCAATCCAAGACTGGAAGCCCATGAATTCGCCATAACTGTACGGACAGTTTCTCCGGCGCATGATATCAGCTCAGCACACCGATCAACATAAACAGCCCGTTGTGTCTCATTTGCACTGTCCATTACGCTGCCGTACATTTTCACATAATATTGTGCAAACCCGACAGCACCGGATTCCGGAGAGAGAACAGTGACAGCAACGCCTGCTCGAAACAGGGCTTTTAATAACAGTAAAGATTTCGATTCTTTTTTATCGTCAAAGTTCAGGGCATAATTATCCTGAAACTCAACATTGTCAATGAAACGTTGAAAATTCTGTATCTGATCGGTCGGGACCTGTCCTGAAAAATATACGACCGGATCATTCCCGTAGTGTTTTGAGAAAAGTTCGAAATTTCCGGTTAGAATACAGTTACCGGGGTTGTCCTGAAGCATTTCCAAGGATTCATCGATTCCGTAGAAACCATCTTTAATATAAGCTTCTGCCGGAAGAGATTTGACCGTTTCGCGGATTTTACTCCAGATAATGCTTTCATCCAGATCGAATATTTTTGCGATATTTTTAATGTATGAAGCCTGAAGGGATTCTTTCCGGAGAAAGGCTATTAGCCGACATATTTCCTCCAGGCATTTTTCTTTCAATTCCGGATCGTGGAAATGAGGCTCGTTTAATTCGGCCAGAAAACTGGCGAAATCTTTTTCCTGCTTTTTCAGGTATTTTTTCAAGTCGGCCGGATTCATTTTCCGGGCAAAACTATCCGGATCTTCACCAGTAGGTAATTTCACACACCGGACAATTGCGCCCTGTTCGATTAAGGCAGTAATATTTTTCTGTGCAGCTTCCTGTCCGGCATTGTCACCGTCATAGATCAACGTAATATTGCGCGTAAAACGCAGCAGTGTCCGAATCTGTTCTTCGGTCATGGCTGTACCGGAGCCACAAACTGTATTCGGAATTTCAGCCTTTACAAATGTCAGTACATCGAATTGTCCTTCTACCCAGTACACTTTATCTTCCCGGGAGATAGCTCCTCTGGCTTGGTAAAGGCCGAATATAATCGAACCTTTGCAAAACAGTTCATTATTGTCAGAGTTGCAGTACTTCGGTATCTTGGTCAAAGCGTCATTGATGCGTCGGCTCTGAAATCCGATCGGATTTCCGGTGAGATTAAAAATCGGGAACATTATCCGGTCCTGAAATTTATCTTCAGGTCCGTTTTTCCCGTCTTTTATCAGGGAATTATCCTGAAGTAATTGCAGGTCGTACCCCTGCCGTTGCAATTCATCCCGGAGCTTATTGCTGGCAGGAGCATAGCCAATGTGATATTGTTCCAGGATCTTATCTCCGGAGGTAAAGCCTCTGGAAGTAAGATATTTTTCAGCGTTTTTGTCAGTCTGATGTTGTCGGAAAAAATGAGTTGCTGCACGTAGAACAACCTGAAGAGATTCCCGGCGGTGGATTTTTTCAAGTTCTTCCTGGGTCAGTTCATTTTCAGGAATTTCAATATTATATTTTTTCCCGAGCTGCCGGACAGCTTCCGGAAAACTAAGACCATCATATTTTTGCAGGAAAGTAAATACATTACCACCTTCGCCGCAACCAAAGCATTTAAAAATTTGCTTTGCCGGACTGACACTAAAAGAGGCTGTTTTTTCGGAATGAAAAGGGCAAGGTCCCCAGTAATTTGCACCTTTCTTTTTCAAAGTTATATAACTGCCGATAATATCGACGATATCGGCAGCCTGGCGGATCTTATCAATTATCTCCGGAGGAATCTGCATTATCGAATAGATTTAATTGTTCGTTCACGATTATATCATCCAGTTCTATTCCGAAATGTGATGATAGCTTTTTATATTCATTGTCTGAAATGGGTTTACGTCCGTAGTACAGATCCCACCATCTTTTTTGTGTGATACCCACCGAATCATAAAATGACCGGTTCGGGTTGAAATATTCCGGATTTGTAAACTTCTTTGTCAAAATCTCACGCACCAGGTTACGGACAACCTTTTCATACGGGTTGATCCGTTTTCTGTGCATATATTGCTGTACAGCTACTTCTGTCCTGTTTATCTTCCTGGCGATTTCGGCTGTGGTCATTTTATCAGCGTTTTCTGTTACGAAGTTTTCTTCTGCCGTTGTCCAGTGTTTTCGGTTAGTATAAAACATTCTCTTCTGATTATTTTAGTGTAATCACTGCTAAATTCATATTCTTTATGTGTCATCACGTACTGGCAACAGATTTTTATAAAGAGGTCACGATTTTCCGTCTTGACCTGTTTAGCTATATCGTAATACTCGTTTTCTTGTAATCGGTCGAGAGCCATCCAAACAGAGTTGAAATACTCGTTATAGGTGTTCTCGCCTAATTGTGCCCGGTATAATTCCTGCCAGGCCCAATCGGTTAAACGATGTTCACTGAAATTCATGTCTCCTCCTTTTTTATATACCTGATCCGGATTCCGAAATCTGTACGTTCAATAACTTTCTCCCGAAGAGAGGAGAATTTTATTTCTAATGCCTTCATTTTATCGAGAACCTTCTGAGCAGATTCCCCGGTCCTGTTTTTGGCTTTCCGGAGAATACCAGTTGCGATCAATGTTTTCCATAATTCAGTAGGTTAAAGAATTAAATTATAAACTTTCAAATTCCGATTTTAGCACAGATAAATTGGCATCTATTGCCTGTTTTATCATATCGACAAGAATATCGCTTAATACCATCGGAATTTTTTGTTGTTCTCTTCCGTCGGAATCATCAAATTCTATAATTAATTGAGGATTACGAGAACCTCCACCATACTCTTCCTCCCATTCAAAACAACATAAAGCACTTTTATTCTCTCTTATCATTTGAGCAATCTCGTTCGCTTTCTTTAATGTTTTATCGTCCATCGTTCAAATCGTTAAATTCTTAAAATATTCGGCATTTCGCCGAGCAATCCCAAGTATCGTCCTCCCATCATGGGAAACATTGCCGGGGGTCAACCTCTCTGCCAATTCTGCTATATTCTGAGAATTAGCTACGACCATTCCGAGTATATCTGAATACTGATCTGAAATCTGTATATTGCGGATGTAGCCTTTTTCTAAATCAACCAGGAAAAGAGTGTTGATTTCTGCATTTTTCCATTCAATCCAATCACAACCATCTGGAGATAACCATTCACAGGTAACTCTTTCTCCGTAATGAAAGGCTAACTGTTTTATTGTATTCGTAAGTTCTTTTTTATTCATATCGTTTCATTCAAATCGTTAAAAATTAGAGGTTTTATACTTAGTTAAATACCACACATACATATCATAAGCTGCGTCCAAAAGATTGTGGGAATAAGAGGTATGAAGTGTTGCATCACACCCTGGATAACTATATTCTAAATGATAATGATCACCAACTTTGTGAATGTGGAAAACATATTTTTCCTTTAAGCGTGGCGGTATTAATTCTATAATATCCAGAAGGGTGAAGGTGGCTATCGGAGCCAGACAGGACATTTCATAACAAAATTCATCGTGAGGCACCGCGTGATATTTGTCTGAATTTGGCTCCCTAATCCAACACATACTTGCCTTATTTATGTCGACACCTAATTCATTCAGGTGTTGCATTTTATCTATTTCTAAAACTTGTCTTTTCATACTTCAAATCGTTAAAGTTATCGTTAAATATCTTCTTTAAAAAATCGCGGAGAGCAAGCAAGAATAATCTGTTTTACATCTTCTTCCCATTTCGTTGATTTTGCCAACAACCAAAGTGCAGACGCAATAACATTTGCCTTGTCCACATATCTTTCATCGTAAGCATCACCAACTATTTCAGCCATTTTATCGCCTTTCTTTTTTTGGGATTTCATATACCTTGCATTCAAATTGTTAAATAGTTGAGGTTTAATAAAACGTTTCAACACCTCTTTCCAGGAGCAATTCCATCACTGGAGGCGTAACCGCATTCCCTAGTTGCTTTACTTTCTCTTTCCCGTTTCCACAAACAATATAGTCAGAGTCGAATGCCATTGCTGCCTGAACCTCATGCGGAAAGAGCATGCGATAAGTACAATCGTTTATATCTATATTTTTCGGGGCAGATAAAACGAGGGCTATTCTATCTTTTGTTGGAATTGTTCCAACAGGATCAAACATTCCTGATGCCTGATTATTTCCATAGTAATAAGCCAGGAAAGCATTTACGGCTTCTGTAGAAGCAATTCCATGCGTTATCATAGAAGTTTGAGTACTCATTGCCTGGTTGATATCTCTTGTATTGGATTGACCTCTGTTTTCAACTATAAAGGGTATTCCCAATAGAGCATGAGAATCTACTGTTGTAAGCGTCCCTAATGTTTTTTCAACAGGAATTGGTGCATTCTTTGGATCAAAACCACCTCCGTAGTTCTTTATTATCATCGGAATACCTACAAATCCGTGATGATTACCTCCTGAAAGGATGGTCGATACATGCTCTGACAGAGGGCGACTTTTGCCGTTTTTGTTGTGTTCGTCAATCAGCATAGGTATTCCTGCAACTCCAAAATTATGCTGGGGTGTCATTGTGTATTCTGGTGAAGTTATCGGCTCAACACTTCCTCCATAAGAACCTTTTGTTATTAATGCGGCTACCTGACGAGTAGTTTGTGTATACATCGGATCGGTAATACCGGAAGCGCGATTGAGCATACTAGAATTGTCAGTATAAATAACAAAACTTGAATCTGCACATTTCTCTAAGCCCCATTCTATCCGTTTTATTGTATTTGCCGCCAAAGGTTTTTTCCTGTCTCCGATTCGCTCTCCTGGCTTTGACCAATCAATCACATTAAATGCCGAATAATAGTAGGGCTCCACTTCATTCATGCATCTGGGACAACGATATACATATTGTTGTCTGTACTTACCAAATTTCTTTTTAGGATTCTTCCAACTTTGTACAGACTCAACCTCTTTACCGCAACAAGAACAATAACCCTTTGGGCAAAAGTCTAAATCAGGTGTTTTGTTCCCTTTCTTCCAGAAAATAATATACATTCTGTCCCGGCTTTGTGGAGTCGGCAAAGCATGCATCGAATTTAAATATACACATTTGTGATTATATCCCAAATTGTGCATAGCATGTAGCCAGGCATCCCACATAATCCACAGTCGAGCTTCAACAACATTTTCTACAATGATTAAATTGTAATTGTGAATCTCTGCAAATCGGGGAACATCCCACATTGTTGCACGAGATCTTTCGGCTGCGGGGTCGATTGTCAGATCACCAAAAAGCGTATTGGTTTGCTGATATTTCCTTTTCACGCCTTTGGCTAAGGAATGATTTGTACATTCAGGAGAAGTGATTAGTATATCCGTACTCTGATAACGTCGAGGGTCAACTGCTTGTATGTCGGCACAATCATGCTCCGTTTCCGGAAAATTTGTATTATGTGTTTCAATTGCCAATCGCCAATGATTCATTGCCAGTTTCACCTCAAACCCACCACCAATTTTCCGGGACAACTTCCGGACACCCTGAGATGATCCGCCGGCACCACAGAACTGATCAGTAACTGTTAGATAGCTATTTTTTCTGCTCATATTTATTCAATTAGTTAAATACTTACTGCTTCATCCAGATTCTCGATAGTTTCCTCTAAATTTCCAATCGCATATTCAATCGAACCGATAGTATCATCCATTTTTTCAGCTTTTTCAGAATCCTGTAAATTATTGGGAAGGTTATCCCGAGCGTCCTGCTCTTCTTCCATTACTTCCTCCAACTCGTTTTTTATGATATCAATCCGCTCACGCAGATCTGCTATTCTTTTTCTTCTGTTTTTATTCATGGTTAAAGTTTTAGAGGTTAATGTCAAATTCCGGAGCTTTCTCGTTCGCGACAAATGCTTCTCCTTTATTATTCCAGGTTACCCGGATGCCCCGGTCATGTTGCTCGACAAATCCGACGATCTCTTTTACATAGAGAGAATCAGGGAGATAGTTGATGATTGAAACCTGGATATTGAGATCCGATTTCTTGATTGCGTTTTCAAAGTCAGAAACGCGGTACTGTTGTTCTTTTTTCTTTTTCATAGTTTTGACGTTGGGAATGGACCGGAGAAGGGGATTCGAACCCAGATAACCTTATGATAGCTGTTCGCGCGATAGCCGTTATCTTTACATTTTACGCACCTGCGATCTTCTCCGGAGGATGTCCCGGCTATGACGCTATGCCGGGACATTGTGAAAGAACTCACCGCTTTTTGTTTCCGGTGCGGCATCCGGATTCACTCAACACAGACTATATTCCTAGTTCTGTAACTATTCCGATCAGGGCGACGGCATTGGCTACATTAAACTTGTCTTTTAACTTTTCGATCCGGCTTTTGACAGCAGGTTCGGAGATACACAAAGAGTCTGCAATCTCTTTGGCTGTTTTGCCGGATTTTAATTCACGAAGAGTTTCGATATCGTGTCCTTTTAAAGCTATATTGCTGCCGCATATTTTTCCGCGACCAGAACAATCTGTCCGCTGACATGCTGAATTATAGATGTCAGGGGTGATCTGTCCATTGATGGAGTCCGGGTCTCCGTCCAGGGAACCAAACTTGCAGAAAAGCCATTGTTTAAATCCGGACTCAAAACCGGTGATCCCGAATTGTTTCCGGATAAATTCCTGGGCTTCTTTATCCTGCATATACACTTCTATAAAATTGCGTTTTTCCATACTGGGTAAATCCTGGAATAAAATACTGGTTCCGTTGTAAATAGCATACATATCCCCGTTGTGGGCAAATAGTTCCGTTCCGGAAAATATCCCGGCCGGGATGTTGGCACTCTGGCCAAAGTGTTGTACATTTGTTTCCATGATCGAAAGATTTTATCCCGCTGTGAGTCCGCCAAGATTAGCAGTGGGATTTTTGTTAGTAATTACTTGGTTATAAATTCTGCAATGGCCAGTCTGACGACATGGGCTATTTTAGTGTTCATTTCTTTTGCTTTTTCATTTAGCAAACGTTCCATTTCCTCTGGAATTAGCACGTAAAGACGCTCTGTCGGGCGCTCAAGTGCAAGATTCATACTTTTTACTGTTTTTCCTTCCATATCTTTTAATTATATTTATACCACAAATGTATGGTGAAATTTTGAAAGCATGATATATTTTAATGTATAAAATACATAGTATGGCATAATTTAAATTCATTCTAAGTAATTGTATATGTATAATGGATTGAAAATAAAATCTTTAATAGAAAATAAAGGAATTTCTCAAAAGGATGTATACAAAAAAGCTGGTATGTCAAAACCTACTTTTGATGGACTTATTAAGGAAGGTGCAAACCCAACTGCTCGAAATATCGAACTAATTGCGGATGTATTACAATGTTCTATTGATTATTTTTTTGACCGTAACATTGAAATATCTGACCCAAGCTTATCAATTACTGGTAATGGTAATAAAATACAGCACGGAGATGGTAATATAATGATCGAAACTCAAGCGAAAGAGATCGAGCATTTGCAACAATTACTGGCAGAGAAAGAACGGACCATACAAATATTGCTAAATCAAAACAAATAA